CATTGCCCCCGTAAACCTCACGACCCCAGGTCTTGCGGAGCTGGGCAACGGTGAAGCTTTTGAACTGGCCGATCAGCCGCAAGGCGATGCCAAGCGGAGTGTCGGCCGCTTTGCCTTGATAGAGGATCGCCTTTTCGCCAACGCCGGGATTGAGCACGCCGTAATTCATCCGGTCGGCATAGTAGGCGTAGAGCCGGCGTGCCATGTCTTGCCGGAATTCGCCGTATTCGACAACCTCGTGCGTCGCCTGCCGCGCATTGTTGTAAGCGTCAATTGCCGCATCTGGGATAGCCAGGGCGTCACGCGGGGTCAGGAAAGTGCGACCCTCTTGTCCGACCGTCCAGGGTGCCGCAGACAAGGCAGCCCATTCGTGCTCGTCAATGCCAAAGGCGCGCATGATGCGCCGCTCTGGAGCCGCCAGAGCGCCCCACGCGTCCCCTTGGTGCCTGCCCATGTTCCGCGCCATGGCGACCATGAAGCTGCCGCGTGCACGGTTCGTCATGGCCGTTGCGCCGGTATATCGGAAGAACAGCTCTTGCACCCGGTTCAAGGTGCCCGTGAAGGTGCCTGATATGCGCGGGTCGCTGGTTTCCATGAGTTGGCCGTACTGCCCCAACTCGCCCTCGAGATAGGCATGAAGGATGTCAGCAACCTGCCGCTTCTCGCTATTCATGCCCCCGCGAAAATAGGCCATCGTGCTGGCCGTGAGGCTGTCGAGAATCCCGGTTCCTTGGTAGCGCAGTTCGCCGCGGATGTTCGCAAGGTCAGTGAGCTGGGCGAAGGGCAGGAAGCCGAGCTTGGCAATGCGCTGGAATGTCAGCACGTTGGACGTGATCGCTGCCCAAGTCTGGTTTGTCACCCGGTTCGCTTCGCCGGTCAGGTAGGACATCCATAAATCAAAGTGCTTCTTTTGATCGTTTAAACGCTGAATTGTCGCGAAGTCGCTGCGCTCGCGCGCCCGCTGCATGGCCATGGTCAAATCTGTTTCCATGGCCCGCTTCGGGTTCGTACCCCAAACGCGCATCAACCCCGCGTCGCGTGCGGCCGACATGCCGGCCTGGAACACGGCTTGCGTGGGCGTCAAATCGCTCGCGGCTGCCATGTAATCAAGCCAGTCATCCGCGCTCTTGAAGTGGATCACGCGGCTTTCGCTGACTTTCTTCGCAAGGTTCTGCCCAGGTGCGTGGGTGACAAGGTCCAGCTCAGCGGGGTCGTAACTGTCATGCAGCCCGGAAGCAATGCGCTTATATTGCGCCCGAAGTGCCTCGTCTATAAACGCGGCCGGCCGATTGGGGTAGATCGTGGCCAAGTCAAAATGCTGGTTGGCCAGCCCAACCCAAGCGTCTTCACCCATCTGGATAGCCAGGTGCGACGAGTGGCTTGTGCGGGTGATATACCCGTCGTAACGGCCGATGAAAGCACCTTGCGCGTTGACCAGTTCGACGCTGTTGCGCTGCAATTCATGGATCGCCTCGGCGATGGCGAGCGCTTGCGGGTTGTTCGTGACGCCGGGGTTACCGCCTTGGGTGCGGTTCAACTCGTGCAGCTCGCGCGCCCACTCGCGTTCTAGCGCCCGTGAGGCGAAGACGTTTTCAAGCCCTTCCGCCTTAAGCCTCTGATCGAATGCGCCCAAGAGGTTCATAGTGTTGCCTTCGATGGCAGCCGCCGCGCTATCGCGATTGCCTAGGAAAGGCGTGTTGGTGCCCACCAGCTTCGCTTGAACGCCCAGATCGGCCGACGGGGCGGCGCGGTAAACTGCCTCCCGCTCCGCCCGCTTCGCCGCATCCATAACAACGTTGGCACGCTGCTGGTTCGCTACGAGCTGCGCACGAGCAAGCAAGATATCGCGCGCTTCCATGAGCCGCCCAGGTCCGGCTTGTTCAAGCGCATCTTGAATGCGGCCTTGCTCTGGCGAGAAGGGGCCAAAGGTTTGCCGATTGCGCGGATGCGTTTGGTATTGAATCAACATTTCCACAATGTCGGCCACGTCTTCTTTAGGAAGCGTGGTGCCCGTCTCTTCGATAATCGTGCGTAGGCAGCGGTCAGCGCTCATTGAAAGCCATCTCTTCTAATTTCTGCTTTGCGATCTGCTGGCCGTAACGGTTAACGAGCGCCCAGGCACTTACGGGGCATAGCATATGCGTACGGGTAAAGTCTCGGATGTCGGACGGAAGCCGCTCAAGCGCGGCAGCCATTAGGGTTTCAATAGGCATTGCACGGCGCTTTCGTAGACCTTGGCCAATTCCAGACTATCGCCTTCGATCTTCGCGAGCTGGGCGCGGATCGTGGCCGCTGTTTCTGGCGACATGGTTTTAATTAGGCTATCCAGCCGCTTAAGCGTCTTCTGCTCAAGCGCTTTGTTCTGCGCCGCAAGGTCTTTCAATTCCTTAGTCGTCAAGGCGTCGCGAACTGCTGGCGGGCTGTCAGGCATAGGTGCGGCCGGTCCCGCCGCTGCCATAGCCGCCGCGTCCTCGTCTGCCTTTGCTACTGCCTTCTCGGTTGCGCTCCGCTTCTTCAACGGGACTTCAACCGTAGTGTTTGGTTTGCCCCCGGCTTCCCGCGCTTTGCCGCGGGCACCCGACATGTGGAACCCAGTAACCTTCTCGTAGCCTGGGAACATCTCGGCAAGTGCGTCAACAAGCTCGCGCATTGCAGCGGTGCCGAGTGTATTCTTGCCCTTGCCGGTTGCGCTTCTGATCAAGTCCAACTGAATTGTCTTCTCGGCTTCAAGCGGGGTCACATTTAACTTAGCAACTACCGTGTCACCTTTCATCAAATCGAGATCGATAACCCCGTCTGCATCGCGCGCCGTCTCGGTCAAAGTCATCTTGTTAGACCGCGCCGCCTTCTCTGTCGTCTCGGCAACAAAGCGAGCGCTGCCAACTTTCGCAGCTTCGGCCGTAACCTTGGCGCTTTCCTCGGGGGATAGTGGCCCCAAGTTCGCGGGCATAACCTTCTTTTTGCCCTGCACTTGGTGCGGCGCGCGTGGCGGGGTCTTGTTGTTCGCTTGGTCAGCAGGCTTAGAAGACGGCTTATTGAACTTGATAATCAAGTCGGGCACGTCGCGAATGCTGTCAATGTCAGCGTACCGGCTGCTGATCGTCGTAACGATCTTGCCTGTATCCGCGTCTCTTACCTCGATTAATCCCTCTTTAATGGCTTTCCGAAGCCACTTCGCCCCGCCTTCAAGCCCGATTTCCAGAATTTCCCGCATTTCCATGAAAGCGGAATAGTAATATTCCCCTTTTGCAGCAAGCCCCGGGAACTGCTCGTCAAATATCCTGCGCCCTGCATCGAACTTCGTGTCGTAGTTATACGAGTCTGCCGACTGCTTGGCTTTAACCCGCTCACCCTTCGTCATCTTTCGCTTTTGACGGCCGACGCTTAGCGGTGTTGCTTCTGCTTTCACGGTTGCTTTATCCGCTTCCACGGCAGCGCTTAACGTTTCAGCGGGCTTCTCGCCTTTAGCTTTGACCTTAACTCGGCTGGCTTCGATTGCGCTATTCGATCCTTCCACAGACACGTACTTGCCGTAAACCGGATCGTCATAAACCGCAGTGACCCGCGCGCCTTTCTCACCCCCAAAGGTGAATTCCTCACCCGCTGCGGTTTCAACCGTATCGCCTACTTCGATAGTGTCCGCCTCGGAAGTTGGCAGCTTTTCAGCGGCTGGCTTGTCGGCTTCCTTGGGCATTGGCTTGGTCTGGGCACCCGCGAGAATTTCCGCGCGCCGTTGCTCCAACCGATTGAGCGCACCCGCCACGCGCGCCCGCTCTGCCGCGATAACATGTTGTTCGCGCCCAACGATGGCACGAGCCCGCACCGCGGCGCTTGCCTTAGGGTTTACGCCAGATTGTGCAATCGCTTGGGCGATATAGTCGGCTTCTTCTTTCACCCGGTCGGCCAGCTCGCTGTCCGCGCGCCGCACAATCGGTGCGATCACCCCGCCCGCTTGGGCGCGGAATGCGTCAATGAATTCTCGCTTGTTGGTAACGACCCCTTCATTCACCGCGCGCAAGTATAGGTCTTCGAATTCGACGCCGCGCGCCGTCCGCTTGGCACCCCGGCCGGTGATGTAGAGGCTGGAGGGTAAGCCGTGGCCTTTGCCAAGGTAGCCTTCAAGCGCGCCGTCGGTGTCCCGCAGCCCGCCCACGCTGCGCACCCAAGCGGCGAAGTCCTCCACCTTGCCGGCCGGCTTGGTGCGCTTCCCTGATAACTTGCCTTCCCAAAACGCAATGCGTGCTTCTGTGTCGTCAATCTCCGGGCCATCGCGCTTGAGCGTTTGCGCATAGAGCACCGCGTTTGCCAACTCCGGGTCTTCCTGGGTAAGCTGGTCAATCACGTCAGCCGCCTGGACCGGCCGGCCTTCTGTCACGTCCGCAATCGCCGCGCGCATCGCCGCGTCCTTGGCGTCTTGCGGCAGCCGGTCTACGATGTCTTCGGGCACGACTGCGGGCGCATTCGCATAGGTGCGCCCAAGAACCTTCTCCGCGAACGCTCCGCCCGTGACATGCAAACCAGCGCCGAAGCCTGCGCCGAAAAGCAGGTTGCGCATTGTGTCGGCAAACGAATAATCCCGCCCTTCCTGCGTAGCCGCGCCAGCTATGGCGGGCTCCAATAGCGCCGCGCCTACAACGCCTTCCGCCGCGCCAGCTATGGCGCGGACAGCCGACCGGCCGCCAAAGCTAGTCGCACCCGCCAGCAGGCCGGCGTACCGCGCCTCACCCACCACGGGAATGAAGGCGCTCGCGACGTTCACGGGGTCAACGAGACCGGCCGCGAGCGAAATGCCGAGCTGGGTTACCGCGCTTGGATCGTAGGCGCTCACGATTTCGTCACGCACCGCGCGACGCCGCGCCCGGTCAATCATGATGTCAACCGCGTCCTCGGTATAGTCGGACGTGCCGAACTCCACCTTGACGCCCGCCGCTTCGGCCTTGGACTTGGCGTAGTCTGCCGAGACGCGGCGCGCGGGCGTAGGGCCGGCCGGCTGGAACACGCCCAGCTCGTCATAGGTGCCCATCTCGCGCGAGTTGGCGAACCCCAGTTCCGCAGCCCGGTAGATCGAAGACAACCCGCTATCTCGCAAGGCATTGCCCGCTTGCGCTGGGAAATACTCGCTGAAACTGGGCGTCATATTGGCAAGCGAAAAGTTCTCGGGTACGCCTTCAAGCTCGGGTCCGATAGGTGTGTAGCTATCCATCAATTAAAGCTCCAACCAAACGGGCCCTTTGCGTTTTCCGCATCGATAGCCATGTCTTCGCGCTCGCGAGCAATGTCAGTCCAAGTCCGCTCAATGAGCTTCCCCTTGCTGTCCCGCCACACTTTATCGCCAACCATGAGCGCAACGCCGCTGTCATCCGGCTTCGTCACCCATTTAGCATTGCGATCAAGCCAAGACCGGGTTCGACTGTCGCGGTCCTCATCAGTCAAGGCGACGCCTGGAGGCGCAACCGCAAGCATCACGTCACCGGCTTCGAGCAGTTTTGCGCGACTGTACCGCAACGCTTCTTCCATGCCGGGAACATCAACAGGCTTCGGAATGCGCACGTTCATAGCGCTTTCGTTGACCATGCGATACTTATCACCGATCAGGGCTTTATACGCTTTCGCCGCAGCGTCCGCGCCCGTCTCACCCTGCCCGACATAGACAGCGGCAAGTTTAGCGCCTTGCTCGTAAAACGTATTGACGTTTGGCAATGCCGAAGCCTGGAACCCTGTCGATTTCACGTAAGGATCGAACTCAGATTGCAGATAGGTGCGGATATCTGTCTTCGTGCTTTTCGGAAACACAGATGCGAGATCGTCAAAGCTCTTGGTTGCCACGCTCGCTAAGATGCTTGCTGCGCCCGGATCGATACCCGCCGTAATCACGCGCAACGGAGCTGACAGCTTCTCTGCAATGTCGCCATAGACCTTTGGCCAATCCGAACCCCAAGCCGCTGCGATCTTGTTGACATCGCTCACGACCTGGGTTGCTCCCGCATCTGACGACAGCTTCGCTTGCAACGATGTGCTGATGTTCTCCGCGTAGCTTTTCGGCACGATACGGCGCATGCCCTGCGGCACGCCAAGCCTATCATACTCCATCTTCATCAATGCTGCGTAGGCTTGAGCCCCTTCGCCGCGCTTCTGGTCATCTGAGTTTTGCAGATCAGTTACGGCGACAAGCGCCTCTTGCGCTTTCGGATTGTAGCCGATTACGTAAGCCGCCGCGTCTTCCTTAATTGCAGATCGGATTTGCTGGCTTACAGCCTTGGCTTGCTCGAAGCCTTTCAGCTTTTCCGCGTAAAACTCATCGCTTGTTTCCGGCCGCATGCCTTCGATGTATTGGGCATGCTGCGACAAGTCGAGCGTCTTTAGGTCGTGCTGTGCCTTCGCGCCGACGGTTGCGGCCTGGAACTCGCCATAAGCAATGGTCCCGCGCTGGACCCCGTAAGCTGCAATGAACTGTTGTTCGCCCAAGCTGGTATCCGCGAAGCCTTGCGCCGCGTACTGGGCAACATTGTTGTCAACTTGCTGTTTAAACGCGGCAGCACCTTCCGTGCGGCGCTTGCGCATCTCCGCGTCCGCTTGATCGTAGATCGAATTGCGCTGTGTAAACGACAGGCTGCTGTAATACGCCGGGGTTGACGGGCCTTCCTTTACGCCTTCATTCGCGCCAAACTTCTTTCCGAATAGCGCGTAAACTTCTGCCACGGTTCGCCCTTGCTTGAACACGCCGGGGTTTGCTGCGACCTGTCCAGGCGTGGCATGCATACGCGCTTCATCGTTCGGGTTATCGATAACAGCTTTGATGAAGCGGGGTCCACCGGCTTCGCCTAGGAAGTGCGTCATATAGAGATTGACGTTTGTCGCGGGCAATCCCGCTGCTTTCAGCGTCTTGGTGTTGTCTTCCGTAAAAGCCCGGATAGCAACCTCTTGCGACGTAGGGTCAAACCGATCTTTCTTCGTCAGCCCAAGCTCGGGATGCTTTGCGATAACACTATCCCAGGTCCCCGCCGTAAACTGGTAAGGCCCAAAGGCGCTTGAAGTATCGGAACCTGTGTTTCGCCCGCCGCTTTCGACCTGTCGCAGCGTGCCGTAATAGCTGCCTCCCCCGCCATGTACCGCCCAGTCTTGCACCTTCTCGGGCCTGTCGCGAAGATCGCCTTGGACAGCGCCATACGCCATCTTGAGCTTAACCTTTTCGCGTAACTCCGCCTTCTGATCAGGGGGCAGCATGACGCTTTCCAAGCTCTTTTCAAGCTCGGCATGCGCCATATCGAAGGTGCTTTCACGGTTACCGGCATCCGTGCTGAAAAGCGTTGACGCGTGGTTGTCGGCCGCTTCCTCGAAGCTGCGTTTACGTTCGCTCTGCCGCTGCCCCGCTTCCCAGGTAAGCGCGCGATCTTGCAACGAGACTCCGAAGCCAAGCATCTTCTCGTTGAACTTCTTCCGCGCAAGCTCGCTCGATAGCCCGTCAGACGTTTGCGTTACCTTGCCGTTATACTTCTCCATGAACCCAGGCGTAAAGCCGTCCGCGCCAGGCTTTGCTGTTTCCTGCCCCGTGCGATAGTCTTCTTCAACGCTCATTCGCGTTGCGGCAACCGCCTTCATCGCTTCGGTTTCAGCCTGATCGTCTTCGATCTGGTCATAGACGCGAACAAGCTGGTTTATCTCACCCGATATATTCGTATCCGCGCCTTTGACCGCGCGAAGCGCTGGCGAACCGCCTGGAGACGGGGTTGCAACCCGCTGCTGATAGCTCTGAATTTGGATTGCCATAACCTATATCTTTTGACCGATAGTCTTTTTATACCCGGACAGTGCGGCTGTTCCCACGCCAAGCGCCGTCTTGACGCCAATCAGCGGACGGCTTGCCTTCTCCGCTCGCGCCTCATAGTCGTATTGTGAGTAAGCGATATCCTGATCACGGGAGGCGAGTTGCCCCTTATACCGCACATTCAAAGCATCCAACTCGGCAAGCGTGGCGCTTTCCTCAAGGGCTTTGGTCGTGCTGAAATCTGTTACGCCCCCGCCTGATTGCGCGAACGCTGCGAATTGCTCGGCAAACTGCTTATCCCCTTCGCGCCGTACGCGCGCTTCTTCCCGCGATGCCGTGCGCAATTCCTGGACGCTGTTGATTGCTGCATAATTCGCGTTCTGGCGCGCGACGCTTTCACGCCCGCGGGACTCTTGCAGGTCCGACAATCCGCCAACTACGGCTCCGGCTGCCTGGAATGCGGCCATTGCGATAGGCACGAAGGCCATTTGACTTCCCCTTTATGCGCTTGAAAATCGCCATATCCCCGCCCAGCGGGTCCGCGCCTTCAAGGATCGCCTCAAATTCGAAGCCGAGAACCTTCGCCCAGCGAAACGCCTCATGGAAGCCCGGCCGCACATACATCTCTACACGAGTGCGCGGGCATGCGTCTAGGGCCTCAAGCGTGGCCAAGGTGACCTCGCGCATGTGTGGACCCGCGTCGCGACCGATTAAGGCCCACGCAAGCGCCCGATTATGCCAAATTGACATGATGCCCGCTGCGGCAACCGGCTCACCAGCCCCATTTAGGCAGGTCCAGGCGCATACCCCACGCCCGAAGAGTTGGGCAACCGCCTCGTCTACTTCCGCATCGAATTGCCCGTCCTGGAGCTTGCCGGCCAGGATCAAAGCATGCGCCGGCTCGTAGGCGACAATCACGAGTTTTCAACTGACATAGAAGACCCGATGCCGACCACGGTCATGGGCAAGGGCTGGTCCTGAACAACGACCACGGTGCGCACCGTGTCTACGTCACCCGGAAAATCAAGCTCCAGGTCACCCGTGTAGACAGGGACCGCGATGCCCATGGGGTCTTGCGGCACGCGATAGTTGACCGTGTCGAGGCTGTCATCATTAGGCCCGAACTTACCGCCCAAGGTGCCTTCAACCCGCAAGATAATCCGGTCTATGGACCCGTGCTTGCCTTGGGCGCTACCGCTGGGGTTACCGCCAATCGGCCGCATTGTCTCAACCGTCATGCGCGCGTTGTAGCCAGTGTGCACCCGCGCGGCGCGGTACTGCAGCGTGATCGCGCCACCGCTCACAGTGCGGTCTGGGTGCGTTACCCCGTCGGTCACCACCTGGAGCGTCTCGCCTTCCCATGGGCCTAGATTGCTGATCGTGGTCACCATCTCGCGCGCGACGCCCCCGCTGGCGTATGCGGTGTAATCCGTCCCGTCCACGTCATCCAGATCGAAGGTGTTTGTGGTGACGTTCGCAATCTGGAAACCGCGCGCGTTCACTTCCCACATGCCTACCACGGCATCGAGCCGCACATAATCGCCATTCGATAGGCCGTGTGAAGCGCTGGTCACCCGCAGCACGGTGCCGACCTTGGTAATCGCCGTGATCGTCAGCGGGTTGTCATAGGTGGCCGCGCTGTCGAGGTAAACGAGATCGGCTTGCCAATCGAGAATGCGGCGTTTAAACGCCTCTTCTGGCTCATTCTCCCAGCGCTGCGGCTTCGGCGCGGCTGGCGTGATGTACTCAATATACCGCTTCAATGAACCGTTGATGTACCTTTCTGCGATGTACCATAAATCGTCAACGGTGCCATCCGGGCTTGGTATAGCGGCTGCGGATGTGACCTTTGCTGCTCGCATGCGCGCCGCGTCTCGATAGCCCCCAATAAAATGGCCAGACCAACCAAAGACATCCTGTTCTTTTGAGTATGTAAGGCAAGGCAATGCGCCTTCCGCCGTAACATACCAGACATAGTTGTCGGGTTTCTCTTGAAATGCCTGGGCAACGATGCCTCCAAAAGTGATGTGTTCCGCGAGATCGTTCTGACTTCCTGCTGTTAAGCGGTCTCCATCGCTTTCCGTTGCCCGAACCCGCAGATTATTAGCCTCTACGAATAACAACTGTTCACCCGCGCGAACTGGCGCGACGCCGTTGGAGCCATACCCCGTCTTCGGTTCGCTTTTCCGGTTCAACGGGCCGAAGACTTGTTGGGTTGTCATCTCCCCCAACATGTGCTCCCCGCCTGTTGTGCCGATCAGCATCTTATCATGCGCGGGCTTGATCCATTGTGTTGTCTCGTCGCGATCCGATGTCAGGTCAACCACGAACGCATTGTCCGCGAGCACGGAGCCCGCCGTCTCTTGTGCGAACTCGGTAAACGCAGCGGGCACCGAAAAGGCATATTGCCTATCATTCGCCATGACAAAGCGTTCACGGAAGAATGACACGTCGGTTGCATACCCGTTAGCTGCCGAGAACAAACCCCATGCCCAACGCGTTGTCGGGTTGCTCGAAGTCGTCACATAGAGCGGCAGTTGCGCGTTGGAGCCGACACGCCACTTTTCCACCGTGGCCGTAGCCGTCAACCCGCCCGAAGCTACGGCCGTTATCTTAACGATGCCGTAGCCAGGGTCCTGAAACTCAAAATCGATACCCGCGCCAACAGTACCTGACAGGTTCTTCGGGTCTTGCGCGTCCCCGTCCCCGTCTTTCTCGGTGCCTTCCTCATGGATCGGCGCAAAGGTGCCCGTGATCCTTTGCCCCGCAGCGTCCGTTACGCCGGCCGTGGTGGCTTTGTATGTCTTGCCTGCATTGCGCCGTAGGTCGTTCGTCGCAAGGTGCTGGCGGGCCTCCCAAGGCGCTACGTCCGATAGGTCTTGCGGCTGCAACCGCAACAGCGACCCGATGCGATCAGACGTGAAAATCGCCGTGGATGCCGTCAATGTCACCGTGCCCGTTTGGGCGCTGGCGTATATCGTGGTCGTGCCCGTGTTCGGACCCTCGAAAGGCCCGCCAACGGTCTCGAAAGCCGACAGCGCCCAGTTGTCATCAGCCGTGCGAATGAGCTGTTGCACGGGCTGTGTGCCATCTGCGTTGTAGAGCACGTCAATAGACTGCGTGAAGTGCACGGCCATCGTGCCATCTGGTGCGGTCAGCTCGGCATAGGTCCAGGGCGTGACGATTTCGTAAGGCGCGAAAGGGCTAGCGCTGTTGAGGACCTGCCCGCGATTGCGGTAGAACCGCATATACTCTTCGCCATATTCAAGCACATAGGCGAGTTGGCGCGAGCGGATAAAAGGCACGAGCCAGGCTTGACCGTTGGACTTGACAGCCGCGACATACCGGCCGCCCGTGCGACGCCGCGCCGGCCCCTGGATCATTCCATGGGCATTGCGCAGCCGACGACAGCCGGTTGGGTATCGGGAGATATCCTCCCGACCTTCCACAAGCGGGGTCAGTTCCCCGCCGTTGAACGCAGCTTGCCAAAGGTCAATGTCGGCCATGAGCTTAGCTGCCGATCATCGGCCGAATAGACGCGCTGCCGGCCGTGCATCGGATGTAGCGGGCATTGAGCGCCACGGGGACGTTGGTGGCTGACAGCGCCGTCACTGCCGCGCCCGTGTCGCCCCGCAGCATAGCGCGCCACGTCACGTTATCATCGCTCACTTGAAGCGTACCGCTTGAGGCGTCCAGAACCGCGCCGTTGCCACTGCCGATGATTGGCACCCCCGAAGCATTGGTAAGCCCGAGATTTTCACCTTGGCCGCTCAAATAGCGGTCAAAAGCCACGTCACCGGATGCGAAGCGAAGAGTTGCAAGTGTCATGATGCCTCCTTATGGGCCAACCCGTGACATGATCCAGCTATCATCTGGGATTTCATCAGGCGGTTCCTGAATAGCGTTACCGCGCACCGCGAGCGCCTTCGCTTTCGCTTGCCTCTGGATAAGCTGTTCCAGCGATTGCGCGCCCTTGCGAGTGAGCGAGTTATAGCCCGCGATAGCCAGCGTGAGCACGAAGTATTGGACGAATAGCGGGTCCCAAAGCCCTTCATTCTCAATGCGGAACACGCCCGAGCAATTCAGCGGCGCGCCAAAATCAGTATGGATTTGATCGCCTTCGCGCTCATACCAACGCCGGGTCGGCTCCGCGTTGTAGACAGGCCCAAGCGATGGAGCGCCTACGAAAATGTCACGGATTTCGAGCAGCCGCAAACACGCCTCGGGGATGGTGTAGCTGTACCGGAAGCCGAACAGAGGCGCGGCAAGGTCCTGTTGCGGCCGGAATTTCTGCTTGGCGAACAGCCAATTTGCCGACGCAAGCGCCGTGTCGCGCTCGCCCGCATAGACCGCGTTCATGGTCCGCGCGCCTTCCGCCTGATCAGCCAGGCTCATGACCCGCGACTTAGCAAGTTCGGTCAGCGCACGATTGACGATTTCAACGCGATCTTGGGCCATGGCTTACGCAGCCGGCAGCCGGGCTTGGTCCATCGCGTCGATGATCTTGCTGATGGTGTCGCGAAGCTCGGAAGTCGTCTTAATCACCGCATCGTTATATGTGATTTCGACGGTCTTGGATGTCGTGGACGTGCCGAACGTCACGCTTTCAATCGGCTGCCCGAGATTGCAGCCCGCAAACTGTGTGGCCATGCTTTAACCCTCTGGTGAATGCTTCGGCTGAAAGTACCATTCGGGAGGCGGAGCGCCAAGAACTTCTCGCGTGCGGCCGGACATAGACCGGCAATGCGACAGCTCGCCCGCGTCGCGCGCCCGAATCCAGGCTGGCCCGTCATCCGTTTCCCAATAGTCGTGTGTGGTGGCCCATGGCGGCTCACAGAACCGCCCTTCCTTGGTCAAGCCGCAGCCGCATAGGATGATGCGTTCGTAGCCTAGGCGTTCCGCTACGAGCGCGCCAAACATGGCCGATGTTCCGCCGCCGTGCTGAAACACATGCACCCGCTTCGTGAATTCGCCCGCGCGCTGGCCGTGGGTGACGACGCCTCGCAAGACCGGCTTAAGCACACCGTCAATGGTCTCGGGCTTGCGAACCATCATCCAGTTGCCGATAAGCTCATCGTGATAGCTGGCGAAGTGGTTGACCCTATCGCGGAAGGCGAGCACGGCATCATTGATGCACATGATGTCAAAGCTATCGAGATCGGCATCGCATTGGATGCCAAGCGCTTGCATGTCAGAAAAAAGTGTGCGGCCGGAACCGCACACTAGTAGGCAGCGGGAAACGGTCATGAGGGTATTAGGCCCTTAGGGGAAATAAGAACCTTACTCGACAGCTACAACGAAGTACCCGGCAAGCGTTGCCGCGGCTGGGATAGTACCACCCGCGATGGTGCCAATCAAGGTCACACCGCTGGAGCTTTCGAACGTCTTGGTGAAGTCGGACAGCGCCGAGCCAAGCGTGGCGTTGCCCGCCGTGGCTGCCGCAAAAGCGGCGTCGATACCGCCCGAAGACGTGGTGATGATTGCGCCGGTCTTGTCACGGTACTGCGCCCAACCGATAGCGAGGGTGCGGGATGTGCCAAGCGCCGAGTATTTGACGCGCGATAGCCCGCCAATGACGTTGATCTTGCCGGCCGGAAGACGCACAAGTCGCGCAATCGAACCCGCAGAACCTACACCCGACTGGGTAAAGGTGAAACGGTAGACGCGGAGCTTGCCGTAGAAGTAGTTGGCTTCCATCTCGACAGGCGGATGCGCGACTTGGTTAGCATATTCGGTGCTATTCTGAGTGGTCATAGTGTGTCCTTAATGTTGCGATGCTATCTAGAGACACAGCCCATAAGGGCTATGCCTCCAAACCCTTCAACTCGCTTAGCCGGTGTAGCAGTCCACGCGGGCGACCTTGCCTTCTTCGAGGCGGGTTGCGCCGTAGGTGCCACGCACGTAGACCTGCGTCGAATAGTCCTTGTCGGGGCGCTCGCCCACACGAACAACCACGTCGTTCCATGTGCCCAGATGCATGCCGGACTTGGCCCAAGTCGGAACATAGTTGGTCGGCGTGGCTAACTGATCGGACATCTGCACCGCGCTGTCGTAGAACTGCGCAGCCGTGAACTCCATGAACTTGATGTTGAAGCCCAAGAACCGAGTAATGCGCCCATCCATGAGCACGGGAGCGCTCGCGTAATCCAGGTTGATGACCTGGGTTTCCGCCAGCAAATCCTCTTCCTCGTCGGCCGTGAGAAGGATGTACATATCCTCGCTCTCAAGATCCACATGCCGGGCGCGGAAGCCTTTGCGGGCGCGCTTGAGCTTGGCGACATTGAGCCCGGTATTGCCGGTAGAGCCGACGGTTGGCCCGACCGTGTTCGCGGTTGCGTAAGCCGCCGTGGCCGTAGTCGTCTTCTGGCCCGTCTTGGCCGTCGCATAGAAGGCATACAGGATTTCGTCATCCTGCGAGCGACGCAGCGCGTTGACACCGTTCATGGTGTAAGCGCTCGTCGGATCGATCAGGAGGCGTAAACGGTCCTGGGTGTCAATCAGATCGGCCCACCGATAATCGACAGGCTCAACCCAGCGCCGGTCAGACGGGGTGGAAATCAGCGGGGTGTCGTCGTGACGGGAGACCTTCTTCTCCGCCTTCACGAAACCGATCTGGTCCGTGGGCGATGCGGCTTGGCCGACATAGGTTCCGTTCATGACGCAGCCCGCGAGCTTGCCGCCCTGGGCCTGCAACAGCATGGCGACGTTCGTGGAGTAGGTCTCCACAAAGTGAGTAGGCACGTAGAAAGACATGAGATGCCCCTAAGCAAGAAAGCCGTTTAAATCGCAAATTACAGTCCGCGACTGGCTTATCCTTGCGGGGCCGTGTCTACCGTGACGCCGGGTTGCGCATGGCTTTGCCCATGAGCAAGGCAGGGCGGGAGCTTATCTGCCTTAGCTTTCACCGCGCTAGGTTTGGGAGGTGACCCCAGGACACTAGCGCGGTTACTCGCTCGAACTATCTACGCAAGTCGCTGCTAAACTGTCAACGGCTAGTCGGTCCAGCCCTTAAGTTTTTTCGCCGCAAGCCACAACTGGCGCTCGCGATCTTCGCCCCACAGCCCGCGCATCTTCTTACGGACCGTGATCGCGTCTTCATCCGAGTTGGCATCCTGCGTATCGCGGTCGGATATCCACACGGTGCCTTTACCCTCATCCGTGAAGACGAGGAACACGAACGCCATTCCTGCCGCTGGCGCGAAAGTAAGCAGGCTATGCCAAGCTATTTCGCCAAGCAGCCCGCGCACTTCCTTCTGATCGCGAATGACGCGGATATCTACGCCACCCTTATCCGTATCAGCGGGCACCGCGCCGCTAATCGTCTTCTGCCTCATTTCCCTAACTCCGCCGATGGTGTGAATTGCTTGATTACCATCATTTCTTTGCCCTTCTGACAGGCAAAGGTCAAGCGATACCCCCATTGCCCCGTGTAAGGCTCCGGTAGTGGGCAGATATCGAGAAGTGTTGTCGCGTCATCGGGCACCCAACCGATAACGCCCTTGCTCGCGAAGTAGCCACGGGCCTTATTGATGCCTTGTAACCAGCGCTCTTGACCGATGGTAGCGGCTGCCGCTCGCGCCATGATAGACAAGGTGCCCACAACCGGCAAGGCGTCCCTATCCGCATGGTGCGCTACCGCGTCGGTTCCGAAATGGGCTTCTTTCATTTCGCAGCCTTCTTCGTGCGCTCCGGCTCTGAGACAGGCGGGTTTTCGTCCATCGTGATGAATCTGAAATAGCTGTCGGCTGTCTCAAGGATCGTTACGCCGTCAATCCCCGGCCGAACCGCGAGCTTGAGCGCTTCTAATCGCGCTTCGGCCTTGGTCATTATGCGAACTCCCTACCGGCCTTGCGGGCTTCGTCTTTGGCTTCGGCAATGATCTTCATATAGGGCTGAATTTCTTCTATGGCCCGATTGCGGATCGCCTGATTGCTATGCTGGTAACGCGCCAGGAAATCCTTATCAGCCAACAGCCGGTCACGCGCGACCTTCGCCGCTTCGACCCCGCCGCTGTTTCCGCCTTGGCCGTTACCGCCGTCCTGTTTCATGGCCGCTTCGGACATGCCCGACCCGACCTTGTGAAAGAACTCGGTAAACGCCTTGAGACCAAGCGCGCTTTCCAGCTTGTTCGACAGTTCCTCGGTCATGCCAAGAGCACGCCAAGCGCGGCCGGCAATATCCGTGTTTGCGTCGTAATCCTTGCCCCAAGCCTTCTTCAACTCGGCTTCTTCGCGGGCTTCCTGCTGTACCCGCTCCGTATCCTTGGCCGCCTGCCCTTCCGAGCCGAAAGCGTGATATTCCTTGAGGATCGCTTCGGCTTGGGCTTGCCCTACGCCGTGCTTGTGGAAGACGCCCGTAAAGCGGTCCCACACCTTTTCATCGATCTTCAAGCCTTCGGGCTGCTTATAGCCCTTGGGGTCGTTCGGCCGGCCGATGACACCATAAATCGCGTCATAAGCCGCCTGATCGTTGGCGTCTTTGGGCACCGCGAGACGTTGCCGGCCGATGGTGCCTTCGAGGCTGCGATAGCTGGCAAGCGCCGTGTTGATATCCGCGAATTCCTTATTGCGAACCCAGTCTTGGTGTTCGGGCGCAACACCGGCCGCTTGATACCAAGGCGCATTGCCATCTGCTGGGGGAGGCGCATTGCCATCTGCTGGGGGAGGCGTATCGCGGCCCCCGCCCGTGCCGTCCTCGGGAGCCCACAGCACATAAGCCCACCAGCTATTGCCCAAAATCGTTCTCATTCCCCACTCTTTCTAGCTGCATCATTTCGTCATGCATCCATGACCGAATTTTGATGTCGTTTACGTCCATCATGGCCTTGATACGCAAGAATACTTCGCGCCTACCTTCGGCTTGCGCCATCGCAATGGGGTCAACCGACTGCGTTACGGGCGATATCTTCGTGGTGGGCCTGTTGTAGTGACAGAAATCGGCCAAGTCCGCCATGACAATAGCGAAACCATGCGCGCCTTCAAGCGAGCGATACGCTTGAACCTTGCGAGACAGCCGCCACCAAGTCTTATCCCATACGGTCATTGCTTGGTTGGCCCTTCCGACGGGGGTGGGGGCGTATCCGGGTCGTCAGGCACGCCCCACCGATCCTTGAAAGCGTCGGGGTCGCTCTTGACTTCCTCACGCAAGATGTCTTCCTTCGATGGCGGCTGATCTTTCTGCACGTTTAAACAGCCCCTGATTGCGCAGCGAACAGCCTCGCTTGCGCTGTATCCTTGGTTGCAGCAGCAAGTCCGGGTGCGGCTCCCATAGCCATCTCAACTTGCTTCTGTTTCTGCCGCTGCGCCACGATCTTCTTATAGTCCTCATCCGAGAACAGCCACGCAAGCGGCATACCGTTAATCTCTGCCAGCTCTGGTAACGCTGTGTCAAGGTCAAAACGATCCAGGATATCAGGCTTGACCTGCGCAAATGGGGCAACTGCCTCCACGGTGCGTACGAGACCAAGCGCGGCTTCGGCCTGTTGCGCACGCGCAAGCGGGCCTTTATATGCCACTTCAACGCGTCCACCGTTCTGTATCATCTCTTCTGGCATGTCCGGCAGCCGGCCGCGCGCTTCGGCAATATCAAGCTCGCGCTCCACGAGCCCGCCAAGGAACTCAGTCTGAAAGCGCCCGACGGTTGGCGTCAACAGCACGCCCTTTTCTTTCATGCGCTCCAACACCTCGGTAGCCGTCATCTGCGGGCTTTCCACGAGGATTTGAAACAGCGTCACGAAGAATATGTCATTGACCACCTTCCCCGTCTCTTCGAGGATCGTAAGCGCTGGCGTGAGATCGCCGCGCCATTCAAGCTGTTGCGCAAGCGGCGTACCGTTGTCCGACAGATAGCCCTTGTTGCGCATGCCCGGCCGCATCTGGAACACGGACAGGCTGGCGTCATCGGAAATCAACATGATAGGGTCGGCCATGCGATGTGAGCTACGCAAGATCGTGCGGCGCATCTCGTTTCGCATCTTGATATCCGGCAGCGCGGTCATGGCCACGGATCGGCCATAAGTTTCGTTGCTGTCGGTCACATGGCGGGCAACCGTAAACGGCCGGGTGCGGTATCCACCCTTGCCCACAACCATCTTGCCTTCTTGGCTCACATAGGTAGAGCTGTAGGCCATGCCCTCGGGTCCACGTTTACCAATGTCGCGGAACATGTTGGGCATAATGCGCTGATAGAAAATGAACTTCTGCGTTGGCGCATTCTCGGCTGCCTTTAGTATCTTCTCGGGCAAGTTATCCTTGCCGAATTCCTCGATAGCGCGATGCGGCCGGTAAGACAGCTCGCGATACATCCAATTAATTTCCTTGCCTTCGCCTTCCCTCACCCAGGTTTTGCCAAGCGGGCAAGAGATATAGCTAACGGGCTTGCCTGGACGGTCTTCGATCAACATTGGAGCCGTACCAAATGCGCCTAATTGGCCGTAAATCTCGTGTACTTGGCTGGCAAAGTTGGCTTTATGGCTGTAACGCATGGCGAACAGCTCATCAACAGCGGCTTCGCACCACTTTTTAACGTTGATGTTCTTCCTTATCGCCTTAACGTCGCTCTGTAGGCCGTGCCATTTCTCATTGGCTGGCGTAGCCATGCTGTTATAAGCAGCGCAAAAGCGGTCAAGCGCGACCATCCCCAGGCTATCAAACTGCCATTCCGTGCGGCGCTCGCCACCATGCGTATTGCGACCCTGGAAATTGTCAAAGCGCGGCAGAATACGCCGCGCAATCTGGGTATACTGCTCATCCCAAGTGCCCCGGTCGGCTTGCTCCATCTCGACTTCGCGGCAAACCTGTTTACCTTCGTCTTCCATCGATTTGCCTCGTAGATGCGTTTAAACGCCAACTGCGATAGCGTTGCCGCTGGTCCAGACTGCCGAGACGCGGAGAGCCGCGCCGGGCGGAAGTTCGAAATTGACCATCATGCCACCCGCCGCAATCGCGGGCGAACCGCCCCCACCGATTTCGCGAATGTTAATCCAGGTCGTCCCCTCGTCGGGCGAGAACTGGAATGTTTCGGTGCCGGCCGCTGTTCCGCCATACGACACCAGCACGCCCTTGCCACCCCGCCAGCGCGGCGGGACTGCCGCGGCGACACCGGCCGTCATGAGCGCAAGCCTATCGCCCGTGCTGATCGCATTCGTCATTACTGCGCCCCTCCCAAGAGTTTATAGCCCGCCGTCTTGCCCGTACCCAGGCCGGACCCGAAACGCGTCGACGCCCGACCCTTGCGGAATTTCAGCCGGTCCGTTGCGATCTGGTCCGCGCTGGCTTCGTCCGTGGTCGGTGCCGCTGTCGGGTCCTTGACCGGCTTCGGTGCCTTTGGCGTTTCGATGCCAAGGGCATCATCCACGAAGTTGCTGCTCATTGCAAAAAGCCTCCAAGATCCTCATTGTAGAATTTCGAGCGAGGATCGGGCAAATAGCCCAATGACCGCGCATCCTCCAACACAGCACGCCACTCCGCCCGCGCGGCCAAGATCGCGTCCAGAGCCTCTATCGCGTCCGTGAGCTGGTCAAGCGCTTGCCCGACGGCAAAGCCCTGTTGCACCACCAGCGCGGCGCGCTTGGCCGTCTCCGCGGTCACTTGGGCATCAAGGGCCGTGATCTGGGCGTCTATGCTGTCGGTCCAGGCTGTCACGGCTGCTCAGTCCCCGAAATATTGGTAGTCGTCGTTTGGTGGGATTTCCGGTTGATCGTCCCGTTTATCACGACCGCGCAAGGTCCGCAACTCACCCTTGCCTGACAGGTAATAGCCGAGTGCATCGCAGACATGCGAGCTCGCGACTGACTTGTCCGGCTTCTCGCTATAGCGCTCCGTGCCTCCCGCCTGGATACGCCGATAGCGCCACTCGCCCGCTAGCCCTTTGACCAGCAGCGGACAGCGCCGCCTGTTGATCAGAATGCCGGGCCTATCGAAGTCCAGCCGCATCATCGGTGCCTTGATGGCGTCAATGCGCGATTGCGGGTCATTCGTCGGCGCGCTCTTGACCATGATGCCGCAGCCTTTGAGATGGTCGAACACAACTTGCTCGAATATCTGGTCACGCTGCCGGCCGGCCGGATCGCCATAGAACGCTTCTTCCTGCAACGGCACCGGGTTACCGCGCTGATTGGTGGCCGTGGCAAAGTCCTCATTGAGCATACGGCGGAACGCCTTGCCGAATGCGTTAATACCCATAGAGCTTTCGGACAGCTCCGCGTGAATGAGATAGGTGCCACGCTGCGGGTGACGCTGCCCCACGATGCCGGCCGGCATGAGCGTCCCCCCGCCTACGTCGAACCCGCCACCAATCGGCACGCCGTCAAGCACGGGCAAGTCGTCCACGACCATCGTTTCGATGTTGAACTCTGGGATAACCGGCTTACCTTCGCGCACATAAACGAACTGGGCGCGATAATAGCTGTTGATCCAATCGCGATCCTTCCCAGGCACGCGGCGAAGATAGTAGTTGCCAGGGCCAAGGATGCGCATCTCTACATCCATGCGCCTATCATAGGGCAGGTTAGGCAGGTTCTCCGCGTTCGGGTTCACAGCGTAGCGCTTACCGTTCCATTCGACCGTAAATTCTTCGGGCACAATCCCGCAATCCGGTTCGTTTGGCGCGGCTTTAAAGCGTCTCACAGCTTGAATATCCAGCAAATGAGCAGCGTAACCGCGACAGCGCTGACAACTGCGATAGGGAAGAACGCGAGATCACTCATGGTAAGGCACCACTTCGACAAGGGCAGGAGGTTGCACGAATATGGACCAACCTTTAGGCGGGTCCATGCGAAATTTATAGAGCCAATGCGTCTCATCGGGCGGATTGCTGTCACCCGCGACGCCTGACTTGGTAGGCATCACGCCACCCTTGGTCATAGACGGGTAACGCCCCACGCGGTCACCGGCTGCGTCTACGATAGCCTTGGGTATCTCACGTATCTCGTTGAAGAAGATGTATGTAGCCTCATAAGAAAGCAGGCTCTTGACCTGTTGTGGACGATCCAACGCGAAGAAGTCAACATGGTAGTCCAAGCCGGGCGAGTTGTCATCATTAGGCGTCCAGCGCATGCCCAAGCCGGTCTCAGTCGGCTCTTGCTCGAAGCGTCCACCCTTGAGCCCGTCGGCTTCCCAGTGAATGCTATGCGAAACAGGCGAGCTGCGCCGTACATCACCAAAAAGCTGTTGCGTGAACAGACTTGTGTAGGTCTCAATCGTGGTGCGCCACAGCTCCGGCAGCGTGTTGCGGACGATAGCCGCTTTGAAGTACCGAATATTGTCTGGTCCGGGCTCTTGCTCAAGTGCCCACATGTAGGGCTTGACGATGTTCGCCACGGTCTTGCCGCTGCCGACAGGCCCGAGCACGACCGCGTATGGGTCTTGGCATGCGAGGAAACGGCGCAGCGTCGCGGAATAGCTGAAATCAACGCTCAATTCCTTATTCACTTCAATAGCTCCGCTTCCCAGTCCTCGTTCGTCTTCGGCATGAAGTCCGATTGCTTATCTGTCAACGCGAACGCACGATCATTTGACGCCATGCCTATATGAATTCCACGCGAGCGCGGCGCGACCTCACCCGATACACTACCTTTCTTGAATTCGATAATGTCATCCATGCCGATGATTTCGCGATACATCTGGATAGCTTTAAGCTTGTCATGCCATGTGTACTTGATGCGCCGCTCGATTACCCTACGGCCTTCGTCCTCATCGATGACCTTCTCGACAACCTCAACAGCCTTCAAGGCCGACAGCTTGAGCGGATCAACTTCAAGCCACGAGCGTGCTTGCGGCTCCCCCTCGGCACCCGGTTCCATAAGGTCACTGGGCGAGGCTGTGGCTACCGCGGACAGGTGTTGCGCGACCTCAAACGGTGTCGCGCCAGCCTTGGCCCAATCGAACTCGTGCGCCTTCGTGGCGCGTCTACGATGCGCGTAGGCTTCGTCAATCGAGTGTACCACCAGCTTCGAATTCATCCAACAATCGTATCAGCTTGAGAAAGTCATCGGCCTTCATGGTCATGAGCCATTCGCCCCGGTTCCTGCGATGACACACTATCGGCATATCCCCTTTCGGTCCAGCGTCCCGCGCGGCCTGAGTGAACGCCGCGACAACATTCAACTTCTCAACCCGCTTCACCTCCAGGTGAACGCCGGGTATCGAATGCACCACATCGGCATCCCCATTCACGCCGCTGAATTGCTGACCCCTTCGAGCCTGCAACCCATACGAGCGTAAGAGCGCTGCGAACTCGCGTTCCCCGTGCTTTCCCTTGGCGCAGCTATTAATTTTAGCCATAAATTTAACTTTCTCCTTGCATGCCCACGATTAAAATTTACGCCCGACACCTCTAAATTTAGCGCGCGTTTAGCTAAATTCAGCCGTAAAACCCCGAAACATCCCTCCCGTGGAAACGAAACGACAAAAGGTGCTTTTTTGTGTTTCAACGCTAAGTCATTGAAAAACAAGCGTTTTTTGACGCCCTGAAACATTGAAACGAAACAATCATTAAAATTCCTATTCTGCTCTCCGGGACCGGCCCCTCTCAGCACTACCTAGTACTGTGAGCCTACTACTAGGTAGATGGTGTACGGTCCCTCCCCAGATATTTTATATAATTAATTGTTTAATTGTTTCAGATGTTTCAGGGGCCAAAATCGTTGAAAAATAAGGCTTTTTTCTGAAACATATTTGAAACACATCTCGGCTGAATTGTTACAACACCTAACCCTTGACGCACCCCACAGCCTAGAGTACCCCTAAGGCGTATCAACCTAAAAAAGGAACGACACATGTCATTTGAAACTGATTTTCGTGAGACGGTAGAGCATTTTTGCGCACTACACGACAAACCTTCGCCCGCTTCATCCTCAAAAGTTGAATGGGCTTTTGTCAACCTGATCGCAACAATACAAAAAGCAGAGAAAATAACGAAAGCCCTAGTATTGAAAGCCGAGAGTATTGACGCTTTTCCAGAACATGACGCCCTTAACACGCTCATACCGCAAATCGAAGAAGGCTTTATTCCTTCGCGAGAATTGTACAAGTTTTTGAAAAACCTCGATTGCGACACGCGTTTTCAAACACAGGTCGCAAAAGTAATGCGAAACTTAGGCTGGGTTAGTACGAATCGAAGCGTACTCGGGCGCAGTACTAGAGGATTTGCGCGTGGTGATTTTCACAGCCAAATATGGTTTGCTGGGGTATCCAACACCACAGGCTTGATGATGATGTGGGCTGCGAACAAGCACAACATTCTAGATGTACAAAAAGAGATTTATGAAAACCAAAAAGCGTATGACAGGTACCTAGCTGAAAAACAAGAGGCGGGCAGCTATGTAGCTTGACTGTTTAAACGCTCTTCTGTACAAAGAGGCATCAACACGGGGGAACTGAGATGAAAGCAGCATTCCAAGGCGAACGGACAGAGCGGCGCGATGTGCGGGCCAATGGCTTGAAGACAACCATCCGCATCAAGCCGTCAGTTTGGGCAGCGTTCGCCAAAACGACAAAGCAGAACGGCACCACAACGCAAAAGCAAATCAATGCCTTTCGCGTGAACAACCCGGCAGATGAGCTTGTACCCGCCATTGAAGCTTACCTTGCCGACAACAAAACCACGGTCTACAACTTCGCCACGCGTGAACATTGGCTTAACGCAACCGTTGACGCCATGCGCCCCGTGTTCAACTCGCGCGGCTTCCCATTGCCTGATAAAATCCGCGTATCTGTTGGCTTCACCAGCAAAGGCGCTCGCGGTAAGCGTATTGGTGAATGCTGGTCAAGCACAATGAGCAAAGACGCCCATGTTGAAATCTTCCTGGACCCGATCAAGAACGCCACGCCTCTGGACCTGTTGAACGTCCTTACGCATGAACTGGTCCACGCATGGCAAGCCGGTGAAGGCCGGAAGCTCGGACATCGCAAGGATTTCAAACGATGCGGCGAAGCGATGAACCTCGAAGGTAAAGCCGCGTCTATGGCTGGTGGGAATGCGTGGAAAGTCTGGGCGCAGCCGATCCTTGAAGCCCTTGGGCCATGCAACTATGGCGCTTTGCTGTCGGCACCCCTCGAAAAGAAAAAGCAAACAACGCGCATGGTCAAATGCGAATGCCCGGTTTGTGGGTTTACCTTCCGCACAACGGCCAAATGGCTTGAAGGCAAGAGCTATCTAACCTGCCCTGACGATGCATGCCGCGAAACGATTACCGTTGACAAAGAAGACGGAAATGAGGATACCGACGAAGAGTAACCTCTAACGAAGGCTCTACCGTGCTCCACCCTCAAGACGAAATCAAAGTCATTAACACCGTCCTGGGCAGCCGCCGTTCTGCCCAAGCACCGCGCGTCGAATGGTCGTTTGTGCTCCCCCGACAAAAAGTGCTGATTATCCGCGAGCTGTCCCGCACCGATCAAGACACCCGTTGCAAATTCATCGCGCATCTGGTCTACCCGGACGGCTCCAAAGTCATGGCTGCCGGTTTCGCGGTTTCCGCGCGGGTCGCTTTGGTGGAAGCGATTAAGCGCCTCGATTGACCCCCAAACTGAAAAGCGGGTTTCATGTCACCTTCCGAGTTTTTAAGCGCGCTGGGCGGGCCAAGGGTTATCCGCGCGATCTGGCCAAAGAAGCAACTGGGCGAATGCCCGGCTGGCCAAAAAGACGCGTATACGTTTTATGGGCAGCAATATCCATTCGACGCTATCGCAAGTCTTAACACTCTCGGTTACAGTATTTTCTACAGCGCGAACGACCCCGGAAGCGCGGACCTTAAAGAAATCAAGGTCGAAAAGCTTAGCGTTATCTACCGCGACCACGACACAGACGAAAACGCAGCTTTCTGGCGTCTTGCAGGTGGCGAGGAACTACCGCCGCATTTCCACATCATCACTTCGCCCGGTAAATCCCAAAGCCTATGGCTCATCGAACCGATACCGGCCGCGCATCAAGCGGCTATCCACGGCAAGATGGCCACCTTCCACGACCACGACAAATCCACCAGCGGCGCGGCGCGGCTTCTCAGGCTGCCGGGGTTTGCCAACACCAAATACGCCAGCCGACCGCTCGTCTCCGCGGTCCGCATGAACGACGCCCCGCCAATTCAAGCGGCTGTCGTGCTGCGCTACTTCGGCCTGGAGGCTAAGCCCGACCCCAACATCAGCCGCATGATGCACCGCGCCCAATCCGGGTCGGGTGGCGCGCAATCGGCAATGGCCTACCAAACGGTAGAGCACAAGCCCGCGCGAGGCGCGACGACGCCAGAACTCGAAGCCGAACGCCTGCACGCACGCGTGACTGGGCATAACCAGAAGTTCGAGACCCGGCTTGTGGTTCCCGTGCTGGCGCTGATTGACCCGCTGGAGCGCGGAGACTGGTTCCGCGTGGGTGCCGCTCTGCATTTCATGTTCGACGGCTCAGAGGACGGCCTGGAGCTGTTTGACGCCTGGTCGCAGCTCGCACCCGAGAAGTACGAGCATGGGGCCTGCGCAGCGCTCTGGCGCGGCTACAAGGCCGAAAGGGAGAACCCCGCGCATTGGGGAACCCTCCGAGCCATGGCGGCGCGCTTGCCCTCTACAGCAGCCTCTAAGGCGCGGCACACCGCCCTTGAAGAACACGCGCTGCTCAACCTGCCGGAAAGGCTATCGATCCAGGTTACCGCCTTCGAGTGGCGCGAGACCATGCTTGTTGGCACCACCAAGATGATTGCCGACCCTGGCAGTTCTGCCAATGCCCGGCAAGCTATCGAGCACTGGGAACCCAGCTTGCACTTTGACGAGTTTACGCGCGAGATCACGACCGACCGGGGTCTATTCCAGGACCGCGACGAAAACGCGCTGTTCATGAACGCCTACGACGCGGGCAACCGCTGGACGCAAACGCTGTGCAGCAAGACAGTCGATGTGGTCGCCCAAGAGAACAAACGCAACCCCGCGCTTGACTACATCGCGGCGCGGCGCGGCCAATGGGATGGAAAAGAGCGTTTAAACACGCTATTCGTTGACCACCTCGGCGCTGCTGACGACCACTCTATTCGCGAGCTGACACAACTCATTTTCGTAGCCATGGTGCGGCGCATCTTGCAACCGGGCTGCAAATTCGACTATATGCCGATCTTGCAAGGCGCGGGCGGCTTGGGTAAATCAGCCATCTTCCGGCTACTATGCCCAAACCCGCAATGGTTCACGGATGCGCCCAGCTTGGACGAAGACGCCAAGCGCTTCTATCCATCGATACAAGGTAAGATGTGCGTGGAGTTTGCCGAGCTTGCCGGCAAGTCGAAAGGCGATATCCAGAAAATCAAGAAAATCATCACGCAAACGACCGACGAATACATCCGCATGTACGGCAGACGCATGACACGGGAACCGCGCGTAGCTGTATTCATCGGCACGACCAACGAAGACACCCCGTTGCGGGACATGAAGGGCAATCGGCGTTTCCCGCTTATCAAGGTAACCAAGGAACTCAACTTTGCCAATCTGCTAGCCGAGAAAGACCAGATATGGGCTGAAGCCGTATTCCTTGAAGAAATTTGGGGCGGATTGCAGCTATCACACGAGAGCGCGGTCAAAATGGACGCGCGGCAAGCCGAAGCCTTGGAGTACGAAGAAGGCGTGCAAGAATTCTTGGACGAATTAGCGGAACTCAAGCACGGCTTTGTAAGTTCACACACGATTAGAGAGTACTTTGGCGTTGGGCATCGCGGCCGAATCGCAGAAGCAAATAAAGCCAAGTTCGCAATTAGCCAAGTTAAAGCGCGTATGACGACTTTAGGCTGGATATTGCCCCCGTCTACTATGAGAATTAATGGAAAAGTAAAAAGAGGGCTTTACAAACGCAACGAAGCAGACCAAATAATAGAAATCGTTTTCAGCGAGACCGACGGCTTACACCACTCACCACAAGGAATAGACACATGATGACCGACAAAGAAAAACGCATTTGCGCTAAAGCGGCCTTTCTTTCTATTTGGACCGTTTCCGCGATCCACCTCATGACCAAAATCCCGCTTATTCTCCACACACTTAACGGGGGTAATTCAGGGTACGGCGCAAAACAGGTGATAACTTTTGGAGTGTACCTTAGCCTAAGCGTCTTCATCATGGGCGTTATTGGGTTTTTAGAAAGCAGAAACGATGGGCGATAACACGCTTCAAGACCTGTTAGCCGACAACCTCGTGGAAGCTCTGCGATCTGCGGCAGCGGGTGACATCAAGACCACAGACGCTTGTATGAACGAAGCGTCAGAAGTGGTTCGCGAAATCATAACGGAGACGGTCAGCGATGCTAAAAAACCTGATTGAGTTTATTCTCTGCGCTCTGGATGACGCATTCTGCGAGGACTAAGACGTGATCACGCTAAGGCCCCACCAGCTCGCGGCAGTTGCCAGCGTCTACCCGCTCGAAGACGGTGACCGTAAACTTATTGTCATTCCGACAGGTGGCGGTAAGTCACTGATTGCGGGGCAGCTCGCATGTGACGCGGTTCTGTTCGGCCGCGTTCTTATCGTGACGCATGTCAGCGAGCTGGTTGACCAGAACACGGCCGATCTGCGCAAGCTTGCATCTGAGCTTGACGTAGGCGTCTATTGCTCAAAGCTCAAAGCCTACGAAAGCGGTAAGCCGGTCACTGTCGCGTCTATCCAATCGATTTTCCGCAAACTCGATTTGTGGGATGACTTAGCGCTGATCATCGTTGACGAGGCTCACCGCATCTCGCCGGCTGGCGGAAAGATGTACCGGGCATTGCTCAAGGCGTTTCCGAATGTGCCCGTGGTTGGGCTTACAGCGACTCCGTACCGCATGGGTTCGGGCTACCTGCATAAGGGCGAAGGCGCGATCTTCAAAGAACTGAGCTATGAAGTCGCATATGACCAGCTCGTAGCCGACGGCTGGCTATCCCCATTCGCGGAGCGCGGCAGCGATATCGCCTACGATCCAGGCAAGACGCGTATCCAGGCGGGAGAATTCGTTCAGAAGGAACTTGATACCCTCGTTGACTATCCGAAGACCAAACGCATTGTGGAACAAGCGCTCGCCCGCTCCAAAGACCGCAAGCACAAGCTGTGCTTTGCTATCAACTTGCGGCATTGCGATATCGTCCAACAGGTGCTTAACGAGCTGGGCTTAACGAGCGTCATTCTCCGCGGCGATATGGACAGCCAAGACCGCAAAGACGCGCGCTACCTTTTCGAACTTGGGTTGATCGATGTTGCGATAAACTGCAACATATGGGGAACCGGCTACAATTTCCCCGCGCTCGATTGCATATGGCTGTTACGTCCTATCGCATCCGTGGGCTTCTTTATCCAAGTTGCCGGCCGCTTGACCCGGACAGCGGAAGGTAAGACCGACGGCCTGTTGCTGGACTATGGCGGGAACGTCTCTCGTCACGGGCATTTCAGCAAACCCGAAGTTAAAGAGAAAGGCAACGGCAAGGGAGCAATGAAGCAATGCTCTAGCCCGGAATGCGGCGAAAAAAACTCAATCAATGCCCGGTATTGCCGCGTATGCAAGACGCAATTCCAAGAGATGTTCAAGGATTGCCCCAAGTGCGATACGCAAGTGGATATCATGACGCAGACTTGCCCGAAATGCTCGTATGGTTGGCCCGTAAACGAGGCGAAGCTTGACGAGGAAGGCAGCACAATCCTTCCGAATACGTCCACATGGGTTAATGTCGAGTCGTGGAACTTCCGCATTCACGAAAAAGCCGGAAGCCCTTATAAAAGCCTATGCGTGAGTTATAAAACCGTTGATCATGGAATGATGCAAGAGTATGTTTTTCCCGAGCATCCCGCGACGAAAGACAGCTTTGCAAAATGGTGGAGACTTCATGGCAAAGACACGCCGTTACCCAAGACAGCGCAAGCCGCCTATGGGCAAAGACAACAGCTCGATATGCCCGACCGAGTGCGAGTCATACGAAGCGGAAAATTCTATGTCTTCCTCGGAAGAACTTTCGACAACAGGCGGGGGAACGGGACGAATTATAAGCAAACCTCGCATTCTTACAACGGCGGAAGTCAACCATCTGTGCAGCAAGCCCAGCAAGCGTTAGAAGCTAAGTTACTCGACAACCTTCCTTATTAGAATGTCGCCCCTACGCAGGGGTGTGGGTTGAAACCTTATCAGGAGAATGAACGTGCAGATCAATAAACTTGAAGTTCGCGTTGGTACGACAATCAACCTTGGCGACTACCAATCCGTGAAAGCGGAAATCCTGATCGGTGCCGATCTGGAGCCACGCGAAGATGACAGCGAAGCGTTTAACGCGCTGCGCAAGAAAGCCACGGTGTGCGTGCTCGAATTGCTGCGGGACAATCACCCCAACAACCATCGCGGCTTTCTGTCCTCTGGCGCGACGCCCCTGCTCGAAAGCAGCAAGCCGGAGCCTTCCACCAACGGGGATACCGTCGAAGAGAAGGCCAAGCGCACCCGCCGCACCAAGGAACAGATCGCGGCCGACAACGCCAAGGCCGAAGCCGAGCAGCGCGCCAAGCTGGCGGCTGAGCAGCTCAAGACCGACGTGCCCGACGAGGACGACGACATGGCCGCGTTGCTGGGTGACAGCATCCCCGACCACCCCAAGGTCACCGCTGCCGAAGCCAAGGCGATGGCCGGCGCTGTGATCAAGGCGCTTGGCGGGCCGGCGCTGGTGAAGCTACTCGGTGACTACAAGGCCAAGAACTTCTCCGAGCTGCCGGAAGAACAGTACGGTGCATTCCACGCCAAGGCTAAAGCGATGGTGGGAACTGCGTAATCATGAACGAGCGCCCGTGTCTTCTTTTTGTCGAGACCTACAAAACACGCTGCATTGTCTGCGGGAGAAAGTGGGACACGGGCGATGATATCAATTGCCCATTCGCCTACCGTCCCGCCCCGCCGTGGCGTATGTGGGTGCCTGTCCTTATCATGTCGCTAGTCATCGCGACATCAATTCTGATTTGGGTATTCTGACATGGCTAACCATGCCCGCTTCGCCCCATCGGCTGCAAGTCGGTGGGTGAACTGCCCCGGCTCGACCATTGGGCTAGGCGACTACGAGGACGAAAGCGATGAATTCGCCAGCGAAGGCACAGCAGCGCATAGCCTGTTGACGCAATGTCTTCGCGAGAACCTTGACCCGCTAGACCTGTACCTTGACGGCGTGGCCTATAACGACGTGCCCGTTTCGCTCGACATGGCCGAAACGGTCGCAAAAGTCGCCTCTGGGGTTCGCACGCTACTCGCTAACGAGCCATACGAGTTGAGCCTTGACGAGCGGGTGCACGCGTCCAACATTCATGATGACTGCTGGGGAACGCTGGATATGGCGCTCTACAGCGAGCGCAAGCGGCATCTGTTCGTCATCGATTACAAGCACGGTGCGGGTATCGAGGTATTCGCGGAAGAAAACGAGCAAGTCATCATTTACGGCAACGGCAAGGCGCTGGAGCTGGAATTGCTCGGCTACGAGGTGACCCGCGTCAGCATTGTCATCAGCCAGCCACGACACCGCGCCCACAACGGCAATGTGTTTGACCTGTGGGAGGTCAGCGCCGACGAGCTAAAGCGCCGTGCAAAGCGCTTCAAAGCCGCTATCGAGGACGGCAAAACGCTCAAGGCCGGCAAGTGGTGTCGGCTATGCCCGAAGTCGGGCAAGTGCGCTACCCAAGACGCTTACGTTGGTGCGGTAATTCCGCATGATGGCGTAGAGGACTACGCGAACCTAGCCGCGTCGCGCACTCCCGGGCAGATAGCCGAAATCCTGGATCGGCAAGACGATTTTAAGCATTGGTTCGCGGCAGTCTACCGGCTTGCCTACGACATGGCAATGCTGGGCGAGAAGATACCCGGCTACACCATCAAAGACACACGCAAAAACAGGGTATGGACCGACGAGAAAACGGCAGAAAAAGAGTTGCATGCGCGCTTTGGTGATGTCATATACCAAGAGCGAGTAATGCGAAGCCCTGCCCAGATGGAAGAAATCAAAGGCGCAGCCGGGCTCGTCGCTAAACACACCAAACGCCCACCTGGGGGCAAGGCTTTGAAAAAGGACAAATGAGCATGAGCGAAGACACACCTCTGACTACCGACGAAGCGCTTGTACTGATGCCGCTGCTGACGAAATCGGCGCTAATCACGCTGCGGCGCGAAGGCAAAGGCCCGAAGTTCGGCACCTTCTCTAATCGGGTTCTCTATCAGCGCGCCGACGTCGAAGAGTGGTACGAGGCTTTCAAAAAGAAGTCCTTCACGCTCACGCGCGCCGTGTCCCGCAAGCCGTCGGTAGCGAAGACCGGCAAGGCGACCAAGAACGGCAGCAAGGATTTGCTCGCCTAACTGACCCTACCCTCATAAGAAGGTGTCGTAACGCTCTGACAAGCATACGAAAGCAGGGTAGCAAGCCATGTGTCAGCATGGCTTCCCAAATCAACCGTTTAAACAAGGATTACACAATGCAAGAGGCTGTCCTTACTCCCGAATTCCGCCTTTCTTTCCCCGCGCTGTTTGTCCCAACGCCTGACGACAACGGCGTGTTGCGGTTCCGCATGGAAATGCTGTTCCCCAAGACTCGCGAATATCTGTTGCTTCTTCAGCCCATGAAGGCCCTCTATAATGCGACAATCCCGCAAAGCTGGGCAACCGATGGCGGGTGCGCATGGCGGACTTTCGAACAAGCGCTGATTGACGGCAATCAGAAAAAGCAGGAAGAACGCAAGAACCACTTTATTCTTCGTGCAAACTCGGGTCCGAAATACCCGCCGCGCTTGCTCAACCCCAATAAGACACAGGCAAGCGAAGCCGATCTCTACGCCGGCTGTTACTGCCGCGCAATCCTGACGACCTTCTCTTGGCAGACGAAGAACAAGCAAGGCGCGGTGATCAATCGTGGTGCGTCGTTCAACATCTCCACGGTGCAAAAGACCCGCGATGGCGACCCGTTTAGCCGGTCTATCAGCGCTGCCGCTGCGGACGCGATGCTTGACGAAGCGCCCTTGACGCAAGATGAATTCGCCGACCTTCTCGGATAGTCTCGCGTATCGGGTGGAGCGCGTTGTAGCTCCACCCATTCCCCGCCTTTTCCCAGGTAAACCCATGACTGACCAGATCGGCGTAGACTTCGAGACGCGGAGCGCGCTTGAACTTCCCGACGTGGGTGCTTACGTCTACGCCACGCACCCCAGCACGCACCCCATATGCGCAGCCTTCGTAGATGGCGCTACGGGTGCGAAAGCGCTCTGGCGTCCAGGCTTACCGGCCCCAAGCTTTGCCACGCCAGAGCGCCGCTACGTCGCGCACAATGCCGGGTTTGACCGGCTGGTCTGGCACCACCATTTTGACGCCCCGTTGCCTCCCCTGGAAAACTGGGAGTGCAGCGCCGTGCGCATGGCCATCAACGGCTACCCGCGCAACCTTGACGATGCCAGCTACGCCGTGCTCGGCAGCTATGCCAAGGACCCGGCCGAAGCGAAAGCGCTCACTGCGATGATGCGCGTCAAGGCCGGCAAGGTCGTGGACACGCCGGAACTCCGCGCGCTTGTCGAAAGCCGCTGCATGACTGACGTGGATATCATGATGCAGCTTATCGAGAAAACGCTCGACCCGACCCCCGAACAAATGACGTGGTGGCGCTTCGATCAGAGATGTAACGCACGGGGCATTCCCGTGGCCCTGGACGACATTAAGCGCATGCTGGTCATCTTGGGCGAGGTTGGCGTTTCCGGGGTCTACGAGCACGCCAGACGGCGCTTGCTGGCCGCTACGGACTTCATGATCGGCAGCCCGACACAGACCGCCCGGCTCAAGCAATGGCTGCTGGAAAGCGAAGGGCTGCGCCTGGACAGCTTGGCTAAGGACGTGGTGGAACAGGTTCTCGTGACCGATCAGGGCATGAGCCCACGCGCGCGCCGCGCCCTAGAGATCAAATCAGCAATCGGAGGCGCGGCACCGAAGAAGTTTGCGGCTTTTGCGGCGCGCGCCCAAGCGGACCCGAAGAACCCCGGCCGCGGCTGGATTAGAGACGCCTATGTTTGCAACGGCGCTCACACCGGCCGCGACAGCGCCAAGGGTGCCCAGATGCAGAACTTGAAACGTGTAACAGCCGGACCGCATGAGCTGGCCATGCTGCTGGCCGCGGACGCGGATGACAAGCTCGACTTCATGATCGATATCGGCATCGAACCATTGGAGCTAGCCGGCAAGTGCGTGCGGCCGATGATCCAGGCCATGCCTGGGCACAAGCTCGTTGTGGGCGATTTCTCGAAAATCGAGACATGCGTGCTGTTCTGGGTTGCGGGCGAGACGCGCGGCCTGGAGCTGCTGCGCTCGGGGCAAGATATCTATTGCGATCTGGCCAGCAAAATCAAAGGCTACGAAGTCACCAAGGATATGCATGAAGAACGCCAGCTCGGTAAGCAGGGCATCTTGCTGCTGGGGTATGGCGGAGGCGAAGACAAGTTCGCGGCCACTTGCCTCAAACAGCATGGCATGTACGTGACGCCTGCCGATGCCTTGCGCACGAAGACGGTATACCGCGAGACCTATCGCGCCGTTCCGCGTTTCTGGTGGGGCCTCGAAGGCGCAGTGCGTGAATGCATTGTCGGCAAAACAGCGAAGCGCTACGGCTGTTTACAGATTGCAGCCAATGAAGATTTGTTAACGATCCGTTTACCCTCTGGGCGTAAGCTCCGGTATCGCAACCCGCGAGTGAGTAAAGACAACGATATCAGTTTTACGGGTGCGAAGGGTGATAGCGACGAGTATAAGGGTTGGGGTACTGTCCACACTTACGGCGGGAAGCTGACCGAAAACGTGGTTCAAGCCATCGCTCACGACCTGCAACGCGAAGCTGCGCTACAGCTAGACGATGCGGGGTTCGATATATGCATCAGAAGCCATGATGAACTTGGCGCGCATGTGGATGAATCGTTGATAGATGCGGAATGGTTTACATCAATCATGGAATTACCGCTTGCATATGAAGGCGAAGCGTGGTGGAGTGGAATTCCGATCAAGGTCGAAACGAAAGTCATGGACAGGTATACGAAATGAAAGCATTCTGCCCCATATGCGAATCGAGTTTCCTGTACTGGGGTAGGAAGCAAATACATTGCAGTCAAGAATGCCGTGACGAAGCTAACGCATCAACCAACGAGGAATTGAAATGTACACAATTGGCAAGAACTACTTCATCCGCACCGTTACCATGATCTACACGGGCAAGCTCGTGGAAGTTACGGGCAGCGATCTGATCATTGCTGACGCTGCGTGGATCGCAGACACCGGCCGCTTTGCGCAAGCGATTGCAACCGGCATATTTTCCGAAGTGGAACCCTACCCCGATGGCGTTCTCGTGAACGTTAATCGCGGCGCTATCGTGGACTCTTGCGCTGTTACGTGGGAACTCCCCCGCACTCAGAAATAAGGTAACGGGGCTTGGCGCGGTAGGTACCGCGCCTTGCCTTATTTGGGAGCTGGAGCTAATGAACGCAGCGATTTTACGAAGTGGGTGGAGCCTGAGCCGGAGCTGGAGCCGGAGCCTGAGCCTGAGCCTGAGCCGGAGCTGGAGCTGGAGCCTGAGCCTGAGCTGGAGCTGGAGCCGGAGCCGGAGCCGGAGCCAATGAACGCAGCGATTTTACGAAGTGGGTGGGGCCGGAGCCGGAGCGGGAGCCGGAGCCGGAGCGGGAGCCGGAGCCGGAGCGGGAGCGGGAGCTGGAGCTGGAGCGGGAGCTGGAGCTGGAGCTGGAGCGGGAGCTGGAGCCGGAGCCGGAGCTGGAGCGGGAGCCGGAGCCGAAGCGGGAGCGGGAGCCGGAGCCGGAGCCGAAGCGATTTTACAAAACAGGAAACACGATGAATTATAAGAAACTCTACGAACAGATGTGGGCGGAAGCCGGATACCGCGAGATATCCCCCGCAGAGCAGATCACTAGCTTTTTGCTACTGACGCTGTCTCATCCGCGTAGTGATCAATCGTTGATTGATTTCGGCTGCGGAACCGGCCGGTTCCTCAAGAAAGCGCAACAGCAAGGCTTTGACGTTCTCGGGGTTGACGTTGCGGCAAACTGCCTTGACCCTGACGTGGCACGCACTGTGCCGCTGCTCGTCTGCGGATTGAACGGTTTCCCGATGTGGATCGAAGCGGCCAACAGCGTGTGCGTTGACGTGCTGGAGCATATCGAGGAATACGATATCGATAGCGCTTTAGCTACGATAAGCGGATGCACGCGGCATATTTCCATCATCCGGGTTGCGAACTTCCTGGAGAACCACGGGCCGGGCATGGTCGGTCAACAGCTCCACGTCTGCAACAAACCTTCGATCTGGTGGGAAGATAAGTTGCGCAAGTGTTGGGGTGACGTGCAACGTGTGTGGCTTGACGAAGACGCTTCGCCGGAGCGATACACCTTCATCTGTGTTCGATAGCGTCGCTCTCATATGGAAGCGTGGATTGAAACGATAGCGTTTAAACACTCAATCAGGAGATTAAGACATGTCCTTTCGTGACGAACTGTGGCGGGCCTTAACCGCGTTTGATGAAGCGTGGATGCAGCATATCGCGACGTTGAACTTGCCGGCCGACATGCGGGCGAAGCATGAAGACCTGGGCAACGCCATCGCCAATTATATGGCGCAATGCGATATAATGGAGCGCCACACAAGGATGCTAACCGCGATGCTCAATGCAGCAATCGCGCATGGCGTGGAAGTGGTGGATTTGCCCGAAGAGAAGCCGAGCCAGCAAACAGAGCTTTACCCCGTCGGTTCGATTATGGGTGCTGCTACCGCGAACTGACCTTGGCGCGGGGCCGCACGGCTGATGCACGGCGGCTTCGATCCACCGAAACTTCAAGTGCGCTGATTGCCGTGTGCAGCTCGCCTAGCGCTGTCGTCAACTGCCCCGTTGCTGTTTTCAGCTCGCCAACGTCGCGCCGCAGTTCCGTGACTGTCGATTGCACTTGCGACATGTCGCTTTGACGGGCCGGCAAAAACAGATAGCCGCCCGCTATGAGCGACGACACCGCAGCGAAAAGCATTCCACCCGCCGCGACCAGATCGCGCTTTGTCAACCCCGCATTAACACTGATGACGTTTGGACCCGTGTCGTGTTCGAAATTTACGGTGTCCGCAATGTGCCCGGAACCATTCATACCCTTAGCCCGCATACTCTTACCCCTTAATGTGACTAGAGCTTTTGTCACACTAAGGGGTTGGTTTCAACTCATAACTGTCAAGCTTTCTTGCCGTTTCGATCCGCGATCCTTGTGAGGGTTTCGACCCGCGCTCCTTCAAAAGAAACGACTAGGCTTTCTTGCCGAAAAATGACAGCCAGCGGTCCAGCTTCGAAATGAGGCCAACGCCACCCACCGTCATACCGAAACCCTGGATAGCGCTGACAAGTTCCGGGGTCAGGTAACCAAGTGCGCCGGCTACCCATGCGCCGCCATAGATCGCGATGCCGATGTACGTCTTCCACCCTGTCAGAGCCGGGACGATTTTGTCAATCGGGGAGCCCGAAGTAGAGCCGGCCGGGAGGCCCGACGAGGAAGGCTGCGCAGCGGGCTCGGGAGGCGGGGTTGGGCCTGTGACTTGGCCAAGCTGACCCAACAACTCTTCGGCCGCCTGGACGGCCTGGACGATGCCCGAGAGCGGTGTAGCGTTGACCTTTTCGGCTACGGCCGGCTCGGTCGTCTCCGGGATCTTGAACGCTTCGGCAAGCGCCTTGATCGCGATGGCTGGCACCGGGCCGGCAACGATGCGAAGGACCGTCGGTGCGATGGCCTCAAACGGGGCAAGTAGGTCAGCAAGATTTGACACGAGCAATTCCTTCATGATGGCGGCTGCCCCGCACTGAGACGATACCGCGTTTGCGTCATAGCGGCCATCGGCCACATACTTTCCCTTAGCATAGAGCGTCGTATAGCTCCATAGGTAGGGGGAGTTAATGCCTTTCGACACATAGCCAAAGCCGTTGTAGCGCTCCAACTCATAGAGGCATCGCGGGATTTCCCACGAAGCCACCTTGTCCCAGGCTTTCAGCCGTAAGGCGTCAAGCGCGCTGGCTTCCCAGGTGAAAGGTGGGTTGCCAAGCGGGCGGCCGGCTGGAACGTGTGTGGTGCGGTGGGTAAGCGGATCGCCATTGTGTAGGTGCGTCGCCCAATTGGTATTGCTTTCCATCTGATGAACGCATGCGACCATCCACCAAGGGCAACCGATCTGCTTTGCAACCTTCTCGTAGCGTGGCTTATTTGCAGTCAACTTCTTCGCGATGGCACGCACCGTTGCAAGTTTCTCTGGGCGAATGGTCGTTTTCGCCCAGAGATTTGCATAGCCTCGTTTGCTTTGCTCGTAGTTCACTCGGCTGTCTCTTCCGTTTTGCCGACGTTTTGCAGTTCCGCAAGCTTACGGGAAAGCGCCGCATTTTGCGCCTGCAATTGCACCATTGCGTTAAACGCGTCGTTGCGCTGTTGTGTAAGTGCGTTGATCAAATCTTGCGCGAACTGTAGTTGTTCATTCATACTTAAGCCCTATGCAGCGGTTGTTACGTTAGTCCAGGTAGTTGACCCGTTCGTGTTAACATATAAACGCGTACTTGTGCTACTCCCATCAGACCTAAGGTATAGCGACCCTTGAGCTGCGGATAAGGTAGGGGCACCGGAGCCAAAGAAGATACCGAAGTTCGCTGTTGAAGAAAAGCGGTAACCTGTTCCCGCAGTTCCACCCGCAGGGATAGCAGTACCGTTCACGGCAATAGGTCCTGTTGTTGTAGCGCGGAATACGTCTACGGAATTGATTAGCAATTGGACAATACTACCTGTGGCCGCGTCTACCTGAATACCCCCAGTTCCAGTATTTGATAAAACAAGAACTCCATTCGCGCCAGCTTGCCGGGTAATGCGCGCTTCAAAATCGGTGCCCGATGCAGCATGCAGGTCAATAAAGCAATTGCCGTTGCCTGTTCGGCCGACTCCTATTTCAACCGTAAAGTCTTCCGTAGATACACTTGTGCTCCCAATGTTTAACTTACCTTTTGCACTCGCATAAACTGACACGCCAAGCGTGCTTGCCGCGCTATACCAATCGATTTTGTGCCCAAGGGCGAACGCAATTGCAGTTCCCGTTCCTGTTGACCCGTCGGTTCCGTTGATACTATCTTTAGAAAAGTAGAGCCCTTTATTGAATTTGGCGGGATTCGCTAAAAACGCAATGCCTACTGATGCGTTATTCGGTGCGGATTCTTCACCCCCGCACGCATTCCATATAGCAGAAGTCACATTAGCGAAAGAACTTGCATAAGGATCAATATCAACCGTTGACCCTTTTTCGACAATTGCGACTTCCCAACACGTTGTGAAGCCTGCGCCAGGACTTCGTGTTGACTCAGTGTACATACCCCAACTGTTTTGCACAAAAGAGGCGTTATCGTTGTAGTTATAGACTGAAAGCCCAATACTGTTTGTTGACACTTGGTTGTTGTCGCTCGCCCTTATCCCCAGGGTAAGCGCGGCGCGCCCATTTTGCGCAACAATAGCCGCTTCGCTATTCGATACTGTGAATTGAGCTATCGTTTCTAGCCAATCTGCGCCCGAACCTGTGGGAACAATAGTTCCATCGTTTACCACAGCTGCGCCTACGAACAGTCGTTCAAGCCGTGTGATGTTAACGCCTTGAATGAAACCACTATGCGTCCCTGATTGTGATCCAGAAGTGTTAATTGATGTCCCGCCAAGGGTCGCGGAAATCTGGAATGTATTCGTTGTTAACCCTGTCGCGCTCACGAAATAAGTAGTAGACGCAGATACCCCGGTTGGAAACGCGCCCGTTGTCGTAAACTGTATGGTGTCTCCCGCAATAAAACCGTGAGCTGCCCAAGTGACAACAGCGGGTGACGCAATTGTCATCGTTATTGTAGTCGCCTTGAACGACGGGGAGTTCGTCCAAAGTCCTTTACGCCGCCTTTGATAAATGTCTTTCCAGCCGTTTGTACCAGAACCCAGCGACGCGGTTCCATCCGATGTGGGATACACGGTTTTACTATCGCCTACAGTAATTCCACTAGCCTGGAGCAACCCCGTTGTGCCGTCGAAACGCACCACTTCGTTATCTATTCCGGCCGTGCTTGCTAGCAACCCTAGAAGGCTAATAGCCCCCGCACTGTTCTTAAAGGCAAGTCGCGTCGTTCCCTCATCATCGAAAGCGTAAAGGCGCGCTACGTCTACGGCGGGATTTGACGGAACTGCGATTTCATTAATATCGAGGTAGCGTATTCCACTTACGTTGCCACTATCATCCACGAGAACAACACTGTTCTGTACAGCGTCACCTGCCGTGCCATCAAACCGCACAATGGCGTTATCTGTGGAAGACGGCGGGAAAGCAACAGTTCCTACATCCACGGCGTTCTTATTCTCCAAATCGGTTCCTGCGCTATTCCACCCAATAAGCTTGTTTGCCGATGGGTCCGGAAACGTGAGACCTGTAACTGGCGAACCTTCGCGCAATAGCGGTGCACGGCTAATCTGTTCCGCGAGCGCTTGCGAGACCATGCATGCGAGATCAAGCGCGCGTTCATGCGTTGCAGCGGGAAAGGGGTCGTTATCTGAATAGGCAATCTGCTGCTCAATCGGAGGATCAAGAGCAACCGTAAGAGACTGTCCCGTTGCCAGCGCGGAAACAAGCGTGACTGTCGCACTCGCGAAATCGGTTGCGATGCTGACGCTGTAATCCGTGGTCAAAGTCAGCGTAGTGTCAACGCCACTTACCGTCTTCGTTACGGTCAAATGCGTGTTGACGAACACCTTATGATTGAAAGCAAACGGGCCTGTCGTGCCCGACCCTGCATATTGCTCGCGCGCCAAACCTGCCGGAACTGTCATTCGTGCGACCTTTTAGAAAGCCCGGAAGTCTGCGGGCGAAGCGTTAACGGGACGGTGAAGGTATTGAATGCCCTGATTTTTCTTAAGCTGCTGTTCCACGCGGCGAAGGTATCCAGGGTTCGCCCACTCAGAAAGCCCATTCCAGATCAGGTAATCCACAGCCATCTTGGTATACAGCGAATTCGTGAGCGGCGTAATCGACTTTGCGAATTGGACCGCATCGCCCGCGATGTTCTCACCCGAGCGGGCCTTCGTCCACATACGGAAGATCGGCTCCACGCTGCCGATTGTCGGGCCGGCAAGGTAGCTCGCAACCGACTGCCCATTGCGGGAGAACTCGCCCACGAGGAAGTCACCCATCATAGACGCGGTGCCCGCGCGTGCGTACCCTTTGACGACAGCACCCGTCCAATCGTTATCCCATTGCGAAAACGGGTCTTGCCCCTTGAACAACTGGTTGAGCCCGTTGGACAGGATGCCCAAAACGGTGCCGTGAACCGCGAAGCTCACCAGCCCGCCAACCGCA